ACTAACCTTAACCTTAACCGAATGTTTGAAACAGAATTCGGTTTCATTCCCACGCATTGTGCGAAGTTACCCCTGGGACTTCGCAGTATTTAAGGACGGAATTTTCACAAAGACCGTCTTCTCTAAGTTAACTGATATATGGGATTATGTCACAAGCACGTTATTGGATCCTCACCATCTTTGGAGACTGGACACCGCCCTCGACACTACCGCCGCATATCGCCTACCTTGGTGGACAACGAGAGCAATGTTCGACGACGGCTAGACTTCACTGGCAATGTATCGCCGCCTACAAGAGGGCAGTCCGATTGGCTAAGGTCAAGAATGACTTTGGAAGAGAATCACACGCCGAACCGACCAGATCGTCTGCTGCACGAGAATACTGTTTTAAGGATGACACTGCAATCCCCGACACCCGTTTTTCGATCGGCTCGTATCCTGTACGAAGAAACGACAAGACAGACTGGGACAACATCAAGCACTTGGCAAAGTCAAACCTACTCGATGAGATAGATGCGGATGTTTATGTCCGCTATTATTCAAGTTTGAAGAGAATTGCGAAAGACAATATGAAGAAACCTGCTGACCTTACTGATGTTTGTGGAGAATGGATTTATGGACCTCCAGGTGTTGGCAAGAGCAGAAAGGCCAGATTGGACTACCCAGACGCTTATTACAAAATGTGCAACAAGTGGTGGGACGGTTACCAAATGCAAGACTACGTTATTGTGGACGACTTGGATTTAGTTCATGAATGCCTTGGACATCATCTAAAGTGGTGGGCCGACTGCTATGCATTCACTTGTGAAGCAAAAGGTGGTGCAATGTGTATTCGCCCTAAAAAGATTGTTGTTACCTCAAACTACAAGATTCGAGACATATTCAAGGATGAAGCACTTTGTCAAGCACTTGAACGCCGTTTTACTATTATTGAAATGTTAACTAGGGAAGAATAAATTTATTCCTAAGGCAATACTCCATTTAAATCGTTGACTGTGTGAATTCTGCCCAAAGACTTAGAACCGCGAGTATAACCGCTCCCATACAGGTCAAGATTACACTCAAAATGAGTGCTGATCTCTTGGGCATTAACTTTAAGCATCTTTTCAAGAAAGAACCAGCGATACTTCCCGATGTATCTGTGTTGCTTTCTGTCACCTGCAGCTGGACTCGTGACATTTAGTTTTTTCCAAAGAACATTGAATCTACTCTTGATAGTATGTGTCAACACTGAGGTTTTGATCTCACCAGGCTCCAACTTAATCTTGCCTACTCTTTTCACATTGATAAAATCTGATCCTTGAGGAGGTTCAGCAATACCATTCAAAGCTGATACATTATATCCAACGCCGTTTGCTACATCACACCCTAACAACGCCTGAACCTGCGAAGCAGTATTCAGTGGCCGATAGATTGGAGCATCACCATTACCCTCGTAAGTTTTACCATACAACGGAGTACGATTAACATCATCCGCTTCCGTGTCTGCACCTATAGCTTGAGCACGGGAGCTATTCTGAATTTTGAGACTACTCTTTACAAAGATTCGAGCAGTAAACGTAGCCATTGATAAATAGGCCGGAAGAACCTTATCTGTTCCAGTCACAGTCATGGCAAAAAACTGGGTCTGTGGAATAAAGTTCCATGGACGATCAGTTGCCATTGCCCATGTTACCAAGTTGTTAATTGTGCATCCACCAGCAGGAACAGCATATGTTTCATCTGCTGTAGTCGCGTTCATCTGACCGCTAGTATTGTGTTTAATTGTTATGACATTGTTTTCGTTCAATGTAGGAATCTTATCATCTACAGATTCACCGTTGAACATATGACAACGTGAAAAGTAGTGTTTAAACCATAATGTCCATAACATTATTAATAATGTTCTTTGTGGAGCACTATGGTGACCAATTTGAACTAGTTCGCCATCGGCAACTGTTCGGTAAGCTTCGATATTCATAGAAAATCCTTTCCTTTGAAACCGAATTGCCTTCATTTTCTTCCAATTCCGACGGCCTTTCTTAACAAAACCGCCAGAATGTCCCGTATAACTCCCTTTCACTTTTGGCCGGACGTACTTAGTTCCGCCAGGTGTTCTAGGAGTGGAAGTAACCGTTATAGGATTACGAGGCCTGCGACCTTGCGTAAATACACGTGAGGGCGTACGACGATAGGAATCTTGAATCTCCCTAAGTCGTTCTCTTAAGTTATCCGCACCTCTGATCACAATCCGCGATGCCCCTTCGGGATTATTCATTATTTGGTTAGCAAGTAAACCTGCTCCAGACGCTATTGTTCCTCCTATTATAGCTTGTTGCTGTTGAGGAGTTAATTGTAATGTCATTATTTTTACAGAAAAGACTCTTACGGTGTTTTCTGTCTATTTATACTTTTTCCTCCACATGATAAAAGACTTCGTGTTTTCTGATGCGTAACGGACAAAGTATTGGGACGTGGGACGCCGCTAATGTAAGTAATACTACGAAGTCCCAGGGGTAACTTCGGGGTCTTACATTAGCGACTAACCTTAACCTTAACCGAATGTTTGAAACAGAATTCGGTTTCATTCCCACGCATTGTGCGAAGTTACCCCTGGGACTTCGCAGTATTTAAGGACGGAATTTTCACAAAGACCGTCTTC